GGCGGGGTTATGAACCCCGCGCGCCGAGACTATCGACGCTCCACATGGACCTCCCGTCTCTTTCGAGACTGTAAAAAGTTAAGGAAGGGACGGGATCTATGCGCGTCATAAAGACGGCACCTCTTCTCTAGCAGGCGCTGACTATATCAGTGCACGAGGCCACAAATTGTCATGGCCGCGTTTCCTGTCGTAGTACTCTTTCGAGAGGCTCGGAACACCGGTAAATTCCATACCGTGGTGGTACTAGTCGGGCCTGTCAACGAGACAGGTACCCTACTAGGGACCAGACCGCAGTAGGACCCGTGTGGGTTGTCTTTCACAAGACCCGAGCTGAAAGAGAAGAGAACGAAGACTATCCTGAGAGTCAATCTGATTACTCTAGATTCGTACACCGTTTGCCAGGAGGTGGCCTAAGGGCTATCTTGCGTGCAACGGATCGGGTCTTAAGGGTCAGACCCTGTCTCACTAAGGAGGATCTTTGAATAGAGGCAACCGCCTCATCTTCTCGGACAGCTCCACAATGAGAACCTTACATGAAGACAACCCTATCGGGCTTCCTCCTACTGACGACTCGAGAGGCGACGTTCCTGACCTTTTGCGATGGTACGGAGGAATGGGCGTGCCCGGTACTGGTGACTATTCACTACGCCGTGTGCGGTCATGAAACCTGCCAGAGTTGGGTTTGCCTCAACCGATCTGCTCCGGAACGAAAGTTCCAAAGAGGGGTTGGACCTACATCATCTCAATGAGATGATTTCAAAAACTGTGTATACTCATGATGAAATTTTCATTCCAATCATTTTCTACTACAGCGTTTGTAGCCGGACTACCTAATCATCGCCTATACAAAGACGTAGATTGGGAGAAGGTCGAAGCTGGATTCCATGCGGTCGTAGACCCCATGGAGCCGTCTTCCATCTTGTACCTTACGGAACAAGACTACATACGGCAGTTACGTGTTTCCCTGTCAAATGACCATACTTTAAAAGTTCTGGCCAAAGCTGGGACTTCAAAAGTAACCACTTCTGCTTCCCCCGCTTCTACATCTACCGCGTCCACAACTAAAACTCCCCCTGCTTCAACCCACCCATTTCTGAGTGAATTTTACACAGGCTCGCGGAAGTCTCGGAAGGCCGCTGCCAAACGGGTTTATCACCTATTTGACACACCTTTCTCCGACTTCTTAAAGCTGAAGAAGAATTTCAGCGGGACGGTGAAAAGTCTGATGATCCCCGTCTCTTATGGAAACATAAGAGAGCTTCTACTACGCTGGTACGATTTACTGGTGTGGTGGAGGACAGGCTCTAAGACTGCAACTCTGCACAGAGTCGAGATGAACTCGTTTGCTCTGTACCTGCGAAAGCTGGCGAAATTTCAGGGAATCAATTCCGTCATCCTTCATATGAAGTTGGGACTGTTCGTCCTGAACTCATACGTTGGAGGTAAAAAGATGACGACAACCCAGGAATTGGGTCGCCGTATATCTTTACGGAACGGATTACCTTCCTTTCTCCCCTTATATGCTCGCCAAGCCATTCGATCTGGGAATGTACGAATGTTCCATATTTGGGCATCCGTACTTAATTCTTATAAAGCGATGCAAGGATCCTGGATTGTAGATGACACGCTGTTATCTACGATACAGACTCCTCACCCGGACTTTTCCAGGTGTTCCATCTTTTCCGAGTTCCGGGACTTTGTCCCAGTTCTTTGGAAACTATGGGGTACGTCGCCAATTAAGGATCCCAAAGACCTCTCCGTTGAGAAGCGTCGTACGACAACGTCATACGACATACTTTTCACCGCGAAGTCTGGACCGAATGGCGGGCCCGCAATGTTGGGTGTGGGTGCTGACGCATTCGCCTGGCGATGCCGACCTAGAAACTTAGTTTCCGAGTGGCTGACCCTTACGGGTGCGGAGATCACTCAGGGGTGGCTTGAAAAAGCCGCCTCTGTCTGGGTGTCACAAGTGCACTCCCTTATTAACCCGATACCCGGGACTCTCAAAGCTCCTTGGGGATACGTCCGCGAACTCTTTATGGGTCCGAACTCAGTTTGGATCTGTAATGAATTCAAAGACGTCCTCTTGAAGTTTAAGACTTCCGGGGGGGACCTTTGGTCCCGACCTGTTCTAAGGCGTCTTCACGCCCTCTATGAACCAGCCGGGAAGGTTAGGGTGATTGCAATTGTGGACTACTGGACACAGCTAGTTTTAAAGCCTCTTCACCTCTGGATGTTCCAGATCCTGAAGTTAATTCCTCAGGACGCTACCTTCGATCAAGAAGGAAAGCTACTGGAATTCTCCAAGAGGGGGTATTCGGAGTTTTACTCCTATGACCTAAAGTCAGCGACGGATCTTATTCCGTTGCGACTTTATGAAGAGCTCTTTAAACCTATGCTCCCTAGTAAGATCCTCTCCTTATGGCTAGAGTTACTGGTAGGACTTCCGTTTCTCAAACCCAAAGAGATGTTTCATGAACACCCTAACGTCGGATTGAAGAATCCAACATTAGAAGACATAAATCATCTCAATGAGTCTGGGTTCGTGAAGTATACCTGTG